GGTAAAATTGTATCATGATTACAGATTTAAATGAAATAGTAAAAGAGTGGGGATATAGAGTTCATAACTCCCAACCAGACCCTAAGAACACAACACATCAATATAAATTATATGAGTTGTTGATAGAGTATGGATGGCCTATAAATGCTATAGATGAATTGTTACATAATCTAAATGAAGATGACATTGTAAAGAACAAGAATAGTGGTAACATATATACGGTACAAACTCATAATCCAGATACACAAGATTTAATTAAAAAAGATGCCTCCGATGATGAAATTGAGAAAGTTAAAAAGGGTGAAAAACCATCAGATGATAAAGATGAAGAACCTGAATCAAAAGAAGAATTACTAACATCAGACCATGAAACCGTTGATGATGCTTTAAGATATACAAAGAGTCAAGCTAAAAAAGATGGTAAACGTGAAGGAGTTGGTTTAGGTACTGACACTTCAAGAGCTGGTGAAGCAGCTGTTCATACAGGTATCCGTATGTTTCAATCTGGTGCTTCTCTTGAAAAAATTGAAGAAGAGTTAATGAAAATAGCAAATGAAGATGATACTTTTTTAAATGCTAAATGGGTAAAATCTACAATAGCAACCTTAAAAGCTATAGATAAAAAAATAGGCATTAAAAACATTGAGGATGTTGCCTGGGATACTGATGCAGGTAGAAAAGCAATCGGTGTTGACCCTAAATTAAAGACATCTAGTGATATGTTCGTTAGAACCAAAGAAGGTAAAAATATTGGAATATCTTTAAAACAAGATGGAAAAGTATTTTTAAATAATGGTGGATGGGATGAGCAATCAGTTTTATTGCTTAATGATTTGAAAGAAGTAGTACCATCAGAGGAACATAAAAGATTAACTGAAGCCATGTCGATAGCTGGATATAATAAAGACAGAGCTGAAAGATTTAAACAAGCTTATAGTAAATATTCACCTGAAGATATTTTGAAAATGGTAAATAGTTTAACACCAGAAGAAATTAAAAAAGAAAAACTTTCAAAAAAATATTTGGATATTCTGAAGAATCCAGAAAAATTGTTAGAAAAAGTACGACTAGCTTCAACAGAAAAACCAAATAATCTTTCAGGTAATGAAATGAAAGCATTACACCGATTAATGAAACTCAGAGACAAAGAAGGTGACAAGCATATACGTGAGTCTGATAATGTTTTATCTAAAAAAACATTTAATGTATTAAACTCATCAGAAGCTGCTAAAAAAGGTATGAATAGACACGTGTTAAGAGCGATGCATGTTTTTGATGCTCTTGGATTAAATGAGACTTTAAAAAAGGGAGGAGTTGATTCTTTTATAACTATGTTTGGTATTTCACCCGATGGTGCTACTTTAGATGAAGAAAATTTAGTGTCTTTATTCGGTTCAAAGTTTCAACAGGTTTTAGCAGAAAATTTAAATGAAGTAAGAAATGGTGATGCAGACCCTAAAGAATTAGAAGAGATGTTAGCTGACCAAATAGAGATAGATTATGAATCTGGAGAAATTTTATTTAAACACGAGGACGGAGGTAAATATCCATTGTTTTACCTCAATGGTAGAGCAAGAGGTATTGGTACTGCACCTGTAATGGAATTAGGTCAAACTCCATTTATGGCTTTAGCCTTGAAAATTGGTTCATTCGATACAAGTACTTGGGAAGATAAGGACATAAAGAAATTAGAAAAAATGTTAAAGAAAGATAAAGAATGATGAAAACGCAATTACTTTGTACATTTTCAAAGAAACAAGAATTAGAAGAAAAACTTGATGTAATAATCAAGTGTAATGATATCTTATTTGATAAGATATATGTATTCCAGAATGTAAAAGATTACCAACAATTAATGTGTACTTATAATGTTGAGTATGATGAAGATTTTATACAAGGGATACCAGATACAATATCATTACATCGCAAGAAAAATTCAAATACATTATACACAATTAATGCATTGAATGACCTAATCAGGGAACTCAATGGTGGTAAGTTAGATAAATCATTTCCAATAAACTGGGACAATTACAGAAATTGTTTACTGCTAACGAGTGAAACTGGTGTAAATAAAATCAATACTAAGATTCATAAAATAGTAAAAGTAAGTGAGTGGGAAGGATAAATAAAATACATTTTACACTTTTCACTTTATACTTATATATGAAATCAGGTTATACTGATTACAAATTAACAAATAAAAAATAACAAAATAGGAGATAAAAAATGGACTTGAATGCAATCAAGAAGCGTCTTAATCAGCTTCAAACTTCAACAACTAGAACTTCAAATTTATGGAAACCTCAACAGGGTAATCAAATCATAAGAATCGTTCCTTACAAATTCAACAAAGACAACCCTTTTATTGAGTTGTACTTTCACTATGATTTAGGTGGAAAGAATTATCTTTCTCCAGTTTCATTTGGAAGACCAGACCCAATCGAAGAGTTTGCTCAGAAATTGAAATCAACAGGTTCAAAAGATGATTATCGTTTAGGTAAAAAGATTGAAGCAAAAATGAGAACTTTTGCTCCTGTCGTTGTCCGTGGTGAAGAATCACAAGGTGTGAAGTTTTGGGGATTTGGTAAGACGGTTTATCAAGAGTTATTGTCCTTAATAGCTGACCCAGACTATGGTGATATTAGTGACCCTGTAAATGGTCGTGATGTTGCTGTAGTTTTCAAGACAGCTGAAGAAACTGGAAAATCATTTCCTACAACATCAATCAGAGTAAAACCTAATCAAACTTCAATTACAGAGGATGCATCTCTTATGGAGAATATAATGGAATCTCAAAAAGAGATTACTGAAATCTATAAGGAACTTTCTTACGATGAACTTACTGATGCTCTAAATGAGTATTTAACAGGTGAGTCTTCAGAAGAGGAAGAAACTTCAGAAGCAGCAGAAACTGAAACTACTGCTACTACAAGTAATACTTCTTTCAAGAAACAAGAAACTGCAGATGCATTTGATGATTTATTTAACAGTTAAATTATCTTAACCTTTTAATTGGAGAAATTAATGTCCACACGCGATGAATTAGCTAGTGTGTTAGCTGATACCATCAACAAGCAATTTAAAGATATGAAAGTTGCTTATTTTCTTGATGGTTCAGATTCAACACCTACAGATATAAAAGAACATATCTCAACTGGTTCTACGATGTTAGATTTAGCTATTGCAAACAAACCTGACGGTGGTATTGCAGTGGGTAGAATAACAGAGTTGAATGGTTTAGAGTCAAGTGGTAAATCACTACTTGGAGCACATATGTTAGCCGAAACTCAAAAGAAGGGTGGAGTAGCTGTTTACATTGATACTGAAACTGCTGTTAGTCAAGAGTTCTTGACTGCTATAGGAGTAGACGTAGACAATATGCTTTATTTACACTTAGAAACTGTAGAAGATATATTTTCTGCTATAGAAGAGATTGTAACTAAAGTTAGAGAATCAGATAAAGATAGATTGGTTACAATCTTAGTTGATTCACTTGCAGCTGCTACAACAAAAGTTGAGATGGAAGCTGACTTCGATAAGGATGGTTGGGCTACTGCTAAAGCAATTATAACTTCTAAAGCTATGAGAAAGATTACTCAGATGATTGGAAGAGAAAAAGTTGCTTTAGTATTCACAAATCAACTCAGACAAAAACTTGGTGTAATGTTTGGAGACCCTTGGACAACAAGTGGTGGTAAAGCATTACCTTTTCATGCTTCAACTCGTATCAGATTAAAGAATACTGGTCAAATCAAAGATAAAAAGAATAACACTATCGGAATGAAAATGAGAGCTCAGGTTATTAAAAATAGACTTGGTCCTCCCATGAGACATGCTGATTTTGAATTATACTTTGAGACTGGTATCGATGATGATGGTAGTTGGTTAAAAGTTATGAAAGAACACAAGTTAGTAAAACAAGGTGGTGCTTGGTATACAATGAAAGACCATAATGATAAGGAAGTTAAATTTCAATCAAAAGAATGGTCTACATTGTTAGAAGATAAAGAGTTCAAAGCACATTGTTATCAGATGATTTGTGATAAGATAATCTTGAAATATGAAAAGAACTTTGGTATAGATGATGTTGTAATTGAAGAGGAAGTCGGTGCCTAATTCAAGATACCTTTCCATATTAGAAGATATAAAGAAGACGGGTGGCTCTTTAGACGAGGGTCACCCGGACGATAAAGTACTCATAATAGATGGCTTAAATACTTTTATCAGAGTATTCTCAGTTATACCAACTACTAACGATGATGGTATTCACGTTGGTGGAATAGTTGGTTTTCTTAGGAGTATAGGTTACACAATCAATATGTTTCAACCTACTCGCGTAATAATTGTTTTTGATGGTAAGGGAGGTTCTTCTCGTAGAAGAAAAATATATCCTGAATATAAACAGAACAGAAAAACAAAGTACAGAGTAAATAGAACATATGACTTTGCATCTCAAGAAGATGAAAAGCAAAATATGATTATGCAGTTACAGAGAGTAGTAGAATATCTTGACTTACTTCCTGTAACTGTTTTATCATATGACAACATAGAAGCAGATGATACTATAGGTTACTTATGTAAACAAGTATTGAAAGAATCTGAAGTTGTTGTTATGTCTACAGATAAAGATTTTCTTCAGTTAGCTAATGGTAAGACTAAGATATGGAGTCCTACAAAGAAAAAACTTTACGATGAGGAAGCAGTGTTTGAAGAGTTTGGAATAACTGCAAAGAACTATATCTGGTACAGAGTTATTGATGGAGATAAATCAGATAACATAAGTGGAGTAAAGGGACTAGGACTAAAAACGATAAGAAAAAAATTACCTTTTTTGACAGAAAACAAGATATTTAATATAGAAGACATTACAAAGGTTTTACCTGAATCTTCAGAAATAATTGATAGAAACTATCAGTTAATGCAGTTACAAGAGGTAGACATATCAGGTTCTACTAAATCAAGAATATTGCAAAAGATAAGACAACCTATAAATCGTTTAGTAAAGTTTAAGTTTGAAACGATGTTCTTAGAAGATAAGTTGTTTACAGCATTGCCTAACTTAAATAGTTGGTTACTTACGAACTTTAGTAAATTAAATAATTATGCAGAAAAGAGTAATAGATGAGTGATACATTAACACAATTTGGGACTTCGTTTCAGTCTAAAATCATTGCATCTCTAATGGTTGATGTTAAGTTTATACAAACAATTAGTGATATTCTAAGTTCTAAAATGTTTGATTCTGATTCAAACAAATGGTTAGTGAAATGTATAAAAGATTATTACTATGAATATAAAAAACAACCGACACTTGAAGTTATCAAATATAAAATAGATGAGATAGATAACGATGTACTCAAAACTGGTGTAGTAGAAAAACTAAGAGATGTTTGGAGAAATGTAGAATCTTCAGATTTAGAATTTGTACAAAAACAAACTTTAGATTTTTGTAGAAATCAATCTTTAAAAAGTGCTATATTAGAATCAGTTGATTTATTAGAGAACAAAGATTATGATGGTATAAAATCTATAATAGATGAAGCTATGAAAGCTGGAACTTCAAGAGATTTAGGACACGATTATATAACTTCTTTAGAAACAAGACTTGAAGAGTCTGCTAGAAGTACAGTTAAAACTCCCTGGGATGTTATTGACGATATCATGGATGGAGGTTTAGGTGAAGGTGAACTTGGTGTCATTGTTGCTCCTGCTGGTATAGGTAAATCTTGGACATTACAAGCTATTGGTGCTGGAGCTTTAAGAGAAAATAAAACAGTTGTTCATTATACACTTGAGTTAAATGAAAATTATGTTGGTTTGAGATACGATTCTATTTTCAGCGGAGTTACTACAGCTAATATAAAGTATCACAAGGAAGAAGTAAAAAAGAAAATAGAAAAACTTCCGGGTAGACTATTAATAAAATATTTTCCTACAAAAGCAGCTACAGTACAAACTTTAGGAGCTCATCTGAAACAGATAGAACTTTCAGGAACTAAACCTGATATTGTTTTAGTTGATTATGCTGACATTTTAATGCCTACAGGTAACTTTAGAGAGAGAAGACATGCAATAGGAAACATCTATGAAGACTTGAGAGGATTAGCTGGTGAATTAGAACTTCCTATATGGACTGCTTCTCAAGCTAATCGTTCTGCTCTTGAAGAAGATGTTATTGGAGCTGATAAGGTTGCTGAAGATTACAGTAAAGTTATGACTGCTGATTTTGTAATGAGTATGAGTCGTAAGGTAGAAGATAAGATAGCTAACACAGGTCGTTTTCATGTTATAAAAAACAGATTTGGAGTTGATGGTATGACCTATCCTTCAACTATAAACACAAACATAGGTCAAGTGCAGATATTTGAAGGTAGTAGTCAGTTCGGAAAAGATGCTCAGAGCAAGATGAATAATAGCGATGAGTTCTTGAGAAAAGAGTTAGCTAACAAATATAAAGATTTCGGAAAAAATACTGAAGGATTTGAATAAAATATTGAAATAACTTCAATATATATGATATTTATCATTGTTACACAGGAGTAAAAATGGAAAAATTTAAGTTATCGGATAAGTTTATAAACAAATACAAGAGGAGAAAAGCTCCTTTTGGTTTTAATGGTCTCGGTGAATTAGTATACATGAGAACATATTCTCGAATCAAAGAAGATGGTAAGAACGAAAGATGGTGGGAAACCGTTCAACGTGTAGTTGAAGGTACGTATACAATGCAAAAGAATCATATTGAATCTTTATCATTAGGTTGGAATGCATGGCAAGCACAAAGGTCAGCACAAGATATGTACGAAAGAATTTTTACAATGAAGTTTTTACCTCCAGGTCGTGGTCTATGGGCAATGGGAACACCGATTACAGAGGAAAAAGGATTATATGCAGCTCTAAATAATTGTGCTTTCGTATCAACAGCTACTATCAAAGAAGATTATTCAAAACCATTTTGTTTTTTAATGGATGCATCAATGTTAGGTGTTGGTGTAGGATTTGATACTAAGGGTGCAGGAGAAATTGTAGTCAAAGGTATCAACAAGGATAGAAACGAAGAAATATTTGAAATACCAGATACTCGTGAGGGTTGGGTAGAGTCAATGAAATTGTTACTAGAAAGTTATTTTCATAATACAGCTCCTGTAGAATTTGATTATAGTAAAATTAGACCAGCCGGAGTACCAATTAAAGGTTTCGGAGGAATGAGTTCTGGTCCAGAACCATTAAAAGAAGTTCATGAAGATATTAAAGAAGTATTAGAAAAGAATAGTGGAGAACCAATCACAATCACAACAATCGTAGATATAATGAATCTAATCGGTAAATGTGTTGTTGCAGGTAATGTAAGAAGAACTGCTGAGATTGTTTTTGGCGACCCAGACAATGAAGAGTATTTAGATTTAAAAAATTATAAAGTAAATCCACATAGAGACCAATATGGTTGGACATCAAACAATAGTATATTTGCAGAACTTGGTATGGATTATACAGAAGCTGCTAGAAGAATTGTAGATAACGGTGAACCTGGATTTGCTTGGTTAGATAACATGAGACAATACTCAAGAATGAAAAACGGAGGAGATAACAAAGACCATAGAGCTATGGGTGGTAATCCTTGTTTAGAACAAACTCTTGAATCTTATGAGTTGTGTTGTCTTGTAGAAACATTTCCTAATAATCACGATTCACTAGAAGATTATCAGAGAACATTAAAGTATGCTTACTTATACGCTAAAACAGTTACACTTGGAGGAACTCATTGGGCTGATACTAACAGAGTAATGTTAAGAAACAGAAGAATCGGCTGTAGTGTAAGTGGTGTAGCTCAGTTTATAACTAATCGTGGTATCCATGAACTAAAAAATTGGTTAGAAGGAGGATATGACACTATACAAGAATGGGACAAGATGTATTCAGATTGGTTTGCAGTACCACGTTCAATAAAAACTACTTCAGTAAAACCAAGTGGAACGGTATCACTTTTAGCAGGAGCTACTCCGGGATTACATTATCCTGAATCAAGATTTTATATTAGAAGAATAAGGTTATCTAAACATTCAGAATTAATAGAACCAATGAAACAAGCAGGTTACAAAATAGAACCAGCTTTCGGTTCTGAAGATACAACTTGTGTTGTTGAAGTACCAGTTGACGTAGGTGAAGGTATAAGAACAGCGGGGGAACTTTCTATATGGGAACAATTCAATATAGCTGCTTTTATGCAAAGACATTGGGCTGATAACCAAGTAAGTTGTACGGTTACATTCAATCCTGAGACAGAGGGTGAACAAATACCTCATGTCTTGAATTACTTTCAATATCACTTAAAAGGTATTTCACTATTACCAAGACACGATTGGGGAGCATATCCTCAGATGCCATATGAAGCAATAGATGAAAAAGAATACAACAAACAAGTAAAGAAACTTAACAAGTTGTCCTTTGGTACTATCAAACAAGAAGAAGCAAACATAGAGAAATTCTGTGATGGTGATTTTTGTGACGTGGAGATAGTTCCTACATCAGGTGATAATGATGACCAGGATTATGCCAACTAACATTTCACATACACAAAATAGCGGACAGGCAGTAGACACACCTGTAAAAAAATGTGTCGTACTTAACAATAACAAGGAGATTCGATATGAAAAGTCGTAATCTAATTGCTATGATGATGACTC